GGATCGAGGGCAAGCCGGCAGAGTTCGATAGACTCTGCCTGATCCTGGGCGGATGGCTCAAACCATAGATGATATGAAAAATGGTTTGTGTATCAAAAAACATGTCCTGTGATAAGAGGCCATAGGCTGAATTGAGGCGGTTTCACCCACTCTCTTGCAGGAAGCAAGGCCAATATGCCAGACCAATCGCCCGGTCCACAAGCCGGGCATCCTCCACTTACTTGTTATGCTGAGGCGATGTAGCGACTCGGCTCTATGAAGTTAGGCCTGGCGACATAGAGCACTCTTGAGGTATGCAGGCCTTTACAATCACCCCATTCAAGGCCGCCAATTGGCGAGACGGGTGGTAAGGTACTACGACTGCCCTCCTGGATTCAATGCCAGAAGAGGGCTCCTTGTCATCTCTGGTGACACGGCTGACCGGGCTCTATGTTCTTTCCCTCATAAGGAAGACAATCTCATGGCTAAGTGATATACACCCGGACAGCCTGTTCTAATTACAATTTTGAAGCATTCCGAAGCATTGAAGCATTTGAAGCAGTAGGCGTATCCCATTATGGCATTCGAAAAACTGGCACCATATATCGATGTTATAGAGCAAGGCCTCAAGGATCATAAGAGTCCTCGGGCTATTGCGAAAGAACTCGGCCAGGATGGGCTAGATTCCACCATTCAGAGATACAAGACAGCCGTGTGGGGTCTCAAAGATCTCGTGTCCGACGCAAAGGAGGCGAGAGCTGAGAAACACGAAGCTAATCGAAATGCAGCGGTCGAAGAAATAGTTAACACTCTGGATCTCATCAACCTGGGAAAGCTTCGAGCTAAGCAACTCTTGGCCGTGAACCTGGGAGATGAGTTTGCCGTCTCTGGTAGCGAGGAGAAGCACAAGCTCACCCTGGGATCTGCATCAATCTACTGGCCGATTGGCACGCGAATGATGACGGATTCCGTGAAGCTGGAGATGGAACTTTCAGCCGATGATCCGGAAAGTCGAAAAGCCTCGGCGATGGAATCCTGGGCTGACACAAGACTTGCAATTCTCGGAGCAGTAGATGATGACCCGGAAGCAAAGCAACGAATCATCGAAGCTCTTGAAAGAAGACGACGAGATCCTGTATATGCTGGATCCGGTGATCTGGGCTAAAGAAGTCCTGGGCTATCATCCGGACGAATGGCAGGCTCAGCTTCTCAGAAGCCGCTCCAAAAAGATCATTCTCAACTGTAGCCGTCAGAGTGGCAAGTCTACAACATGCGCTGCACTTGGTTTACATGAATCAATCTATCGAAATCCAAGTTTCGGCTTGGTAATTGCGCCTACACAAGACCAGAGCTCCGAGCTGATGCTTAAGTTTGATGAGTTCCGGGGTGCTGTGGAACTCCCCTCCGACTACCTCAGCACCGACACAAAATTGGCGGTGCGGTTCGCCAATGGCAACCGATTCATCGCCCGTCCCGGCTCAGAGAAGAGCGCCCGATCCTTCAGCGCGGTAACTCTCCTCTTGGAGGATGAGGCTGCCAGAGTGCAAGACGTGCTTTATAATTCGGTGAGGCCCATGCTGGCCGTCTCAAATGGCAGGCACATTTTGATGTCTACTCCCTTCGGCAAGCAGAACCATTTTCATAAGATCTGGAGCGAACAGGGCGCAATATGGGAACGAATCGAGATACCTGCCGAAATGTGCCCACGTATAACGAAAGAGTTCTTGGAAGAAGAACGACTTACCAATCCCTGGTTCGAGCAGGAGTATCACTGCGTTTTCATGGAAACGGAGGGGTCAATATTCAGTAGTTCCTTATTTCAATCTCTGGCAGATCCAAACATAAGTGCTATGAAATTCTGAGTTGATTGTTATTTTCGATAGAAGATTCCTGCTTGGCTGTGACCTAGCGAAGGCGATGGACTATACCAGCTTTGCCGTTATCGAAATGGAGTATAACCCGGAGATCAAAGATTACAAGTACCGTTTGGTTGCTCTGGATAGAATTCGAGGCGTTGAATATCCCAAAATAGTAGACTTGATTATCAAGACAATGGCGAGGATCGATGATGAGGGCAAAGGCAAAGTCACAGACGGCCCACATTTATGCATGGACGCCAGCGGCCTGGGCGCACCGATCAGGGATTATCTGAAGCAGTATAACATATTTGGCGGTGGCAAGCATGGTAAGAAGATCTTCCCGGTTATCTTCACCGGTGGATCGGCTGCCCGGATCGATCCGGTAACTCAAAACTGTAATATCTCTAAGGCAATAATAATAGGAAATTTCAATGGTTTAATGCAGCACAGGCGATTTAGTTATGCACCAGATCTCGAAGCGTTGCCCCTACTCGATAAGGAGATTTCAAGTTTCAAGTATCATCTGACATCTTCTGGGCATACCAGTTTCGATGCTGAAAGTGGGGCGCATGATGATCTTATCTGTGCTGTCTGCATCCCTCTGATCATTGGCGAATGGCAGTATCGGCGTGGAATGCCGCCCAAATAGGTGATTATCACGATCTGCATTCTCTGTGGCCTAGATATCTCCGACCAGCGCCAGAGGCCCGTTCCCATCGCAAGGCTGGAATTCAGGCCCTACATAGGCGATCAAGAGCCCGGCCAGGACAATCTGGTGGGCCTCAATTCCTGCCAGGATTGCTATGCTAGGGTTATGGCGAATCGCGCCAAAGCCATCGCTGCATATGGAAAAATCAAAACTGGGAAGTGATTTCTATTATAAACGATTTATCATTTATACAGCAAAATATGCCGTGGCCTCCGGAGGATACCGATGAAAAGGCCCGGTTAGCGGAGCACAGGATAAATCGGTGCATCTATAATAATCTCCATACCGAGATCTTCCCCAAATTTGCCGCCTATCTGAGAGATAAAGCCGACGATGATAAAAAAATCGCAATAGTATTAGGATGGGGAGAAAAAGCAACATCAAATTATATAAATCTGACAATAGGAGAGGAACCTTACGTCGAGATCGCTGATACATCGGAAGTTATCGATTCAGACAAACTCGAAGCACTCCCCAACGAAGAAGTGCTGATCGATGCCAGCAGATACGGCCTGGGTCTCTATGAGATAACCCAGGACGGCATCTTTGCCCAGAACCCGGAAACCTGCTATTTAGTGACATCGCATCATAATATCCGCAAAGTCACGCATTACGTTTTCTTCCATGAGTTCAAAGTAGGCACCACAGCACCCCAGGAGTTCGTCAAGTTCACCATCTATGGCACAGGCTTCATCCAGCACTTAATTTACGAGATCAAGAACGGGAAGTTGGCAGGCACCGCGCCTGTCTCACAGTTTCCTGCCTATGCCGATCTCGTCTTGGATGCAGAAGGCAAGCAACTGACAGGCGTCGATCTCTTGATCGTCGGGTTGGATAATGCGCTATCTAGTGATAGATATTATGGTCGCTCTGATTATACGCCCTCTGTCGTCTCCCTGATTGAAGCCCTGGAGCTGGCCTTCTCTCGCAGGGAGGAGGTCTTGGCGAAGTTCGCCCGGCCCATTTTTATGGCCCCGGAGAGCGCCTTCAACCACTTCAATCATGCGAAGCAGGTCTGGGAGATCCGCACCGATGGCCCTCTGATGGTCGAGCCCGGTTCAGTCGAGGCCAAGTATCTCACCTGGCAAGCTGAGCTAGGTGCCGTAGAGAACGCCATCAAAGACAAGATGGACCAGCTCTTGCAGATGATGGACCTGGTTAAACAGGAAGAACTTGGGCAGGCCACAAGCGGTACGGCCCTTGCGTTCCGGCTACTTCCCACCAGGGCACGAGTACGCAAGTTTTCTTCGAGCATCAAGAAGGCCATCCCGAAGGTACTGAGCCTGAAGTCCAAGCTCGACGAAGCCCTGCAAGTTCCTGGTGTGGTGGCCTTCGAGCCTTCAGATGTCACCGTCACAATGTATGACGGAATCCCAAGCGATCCCAAGGAAACCGCAGATATCAATTCCGTTATAGCCAACTCCCTGGCTCTCCTGGTGACTGCAAAAATATTGAGTGCTGGAGCGGCCCTGAGAGCTGCCTATGACGCGGGTATCGTGAATCCTCTGCCCGGAATGAGCATTGATGACTCCATTCTGGTAATCGGGAAAGAGACGCAAGACACGAATCAGATACAGGGCACGGTTTTCTAATTATCTTCTTTACAAGTACAGCCAACTCCGGGCTTTATCGGAGGGAGTGAA